GAATCCGCTGGTGTTATCACAGTAACATTTAAACAGCTGGGGTTTGTGCCGGTTAACGGCACGACCTATTACGTCGACGCTGTAGCCATATCGGCTGGGGGCACGTCTGTACCGACGTCGGTTCTGTCTTTCACTTACACTACACCGCCGAGTCCGCCTACGGGTTTTACGGTTTCTTAGCTCGGCTGTGGGCCTGGGTTGAGAATTTGTTTTAAATGGCTGAAATACGCCTTCAACTGCATCCGGCTCAAGCAGCCATCTGGAATAGCACGGCGCGGTTTCAGGTGGTTGCTGCCGGAAGGCGGTTTGGTAAGACCCACGTAGCAGCAGCTAAACTAGGTGTAGCTGCTCTTAGCGATACCAACAAAGCAGGAAAGCTGTTACCGCCTACGGCGGCTTGTTATTATATCGCTCCTACATTCGATCAAGCTGTCCGCACCATGCGGCCAAAGCTTATCACCCTTCTCGGGTGGGAAAAGAACGGTGGATTCATTGTTAATGAAAACATTAACGCTGGATTCATGGAGTTACTCAACGGAGTAAAGATATACCTAAAAGGCGCGGAAAACGATGACGCGCTCCGAGGCGAAGGCAATCGGCTGGTGGTTATGGATGAATATGCATCCATGGCTCCGCATGTATGGCCTGAGATTCTTGAGCCTACTCTCATGGATTATGAAGGAGAGGCTCTGTTTATAGGAACACCGAAAGGGAAGAATCACTTCTATCGGTTGTTCATGAACGCGCTTACCAAGCCGACTGCTTACTGGTCAGACTGGGAAGCATTTCACTTCAAGTCTGACGATAATCCGTTTGTCAGCAAAAAAGAATTACTCCGCATTACAAGTTCCCGTGGGAACAATGTGGACGGCACGGATCACCGCGATACAGTCAAGCAAGAAATTGACGCTGACTTTGTATCTGGCGGATCAAAAGTACTCAGGCCAGAAAACTTTCACGTAATTCCCACGTTCGATCCAAGAGGATGTCAGTTTTTTGTTACCGTTGACTTGGCAGGCTTCAAGAAGGCCGAAGGTAACAAAATGCTCAAAACAGATGAAACAGTCATTGCTGTTACCGCCGTTAATGAAGAATTGTGGACAGTTGTCCGCATTCAACACGGCCATTGGGATGTGCGCAGAACGGCATATAACATTGTCAAAGCTTCTAAAGACTTCCCAGGAAGCCGCCTCGGTATCGAAGAAGGGGCGCTTGAAGCGGCTGTAAGGCCGTACCTCGAAGATTACATGCGGGAGTTTAACCGCTATGTCAATATCGAACCATTAAAGCACCATAATGCACGGAAACAAGATCGCATCCAGTGGGCGCTTGGCGGACGTAGCGAACGCGGACTCATCCAATTACTCACGGATACACCGCCGCACGAAGGGGCACAAGAAGCACCACAAAAGTGGAATGATTGGTTTCTTGACCAAGTTGCCGACTTTCCCGATCCTCTCGCCCATGATGACGGAATTGATGCCGTCGCTTACGTCGATCAACTTTCGACTGCTACCTTTGCTTCCGCAGATGACATTGGAGATTGGGAAGCCTTAGACCCAATTTCAGGATACTAACCTTTGCCAATTATGCCAACTCGCGGACAGTCGATCCTGGTGGAAACGCCGGAATCGCTTGCCCAAGACAAATCCAAGATGGACAAGTACAACCCTGCTGCCGCTCTGTGCGGCTGGGTGTATTCCAAAGTCAACGTATGGGAGGATGTACGTAACCGAGGCTACCAACAGCTGTGGGGCGAGTATTGGCGCATGTGGCGCGGTAAATGGTCGGTACAGGAGATTAACCGGCTAAGTGAACGCTCCAAACTCATTGCCCCCGCTCTGGCTCAGGCTATCGAGCAGACAGTCTCTGAAATCGAAGAAGCTATATTCTCCAAAGAAGAATGGTTTGACGTCGCCGTCGAAACGGCGAAAGACCTGGCGCAGCTTGCTGCGAGAGACCAACTCCTAGACGATCTGGATAAAGTCAATGCAGCAGATCAGATCATGGAAGCAGTTCTTAACGGAGCAATCTTTGGCACGATGGTCGCCAAAGTCAACACGGCGCTGCACACCGAGCATACGCCTAAACGCGACCCAATCACTTACGAGCTTCTGGCATCTACAAAGAAACAGGTTCAAGTCGCAATTGAATCAATACGACCAGATGAATTTATTCCTGACCCGGTGGGAAAAACCATAGATCAAATGCTTGGCTGCGCGCACAGAGTGCAGCGTACGATGCATCACGTCTTGGAAATGTGTCAGGAAGGTATCTACAACCAGTCAGCTATCAGGAGCCTGTTTCCTACCCGGCGATTAAAGAATTCGGATGTGGACCTTGAAGATCCCATGTCCATCAATACGACTTATGAAAGCGAGCAAGTTGACGTTATCGAATACCACGGTAAGGTCCCTGCTCGTTTGCTTTTTGAAGTTCAGGAAGCGCGAACTATAGCTGATGAATTACTTGGACTGGACCTCGCAGATATTAGTCGCGCTGGCGGCAACGGTCCGATGGTCGAAGCCATTGTCACCTTGGCGAACCAAGGTGTGCTTCTTCGTGCTATCCCTAATCCTTATACGCTTCGGGATCGTTCTATCGTAGCAGCACAGTTTGAGAAGGTTCCAGCACGGTTTTGGGGAAGGGGTGTAGCAGAAAAAGGCTATAACCCACAGAAGGCACTGGACGCGGAACTGCGTTCCAGGATGGATGCACTCGGCTATATCTCCGCTCCAATGATCGGCATTGATAGTGGGCGCGTTCCTAGAGGCTTCAAGATGGAAGTCAAGCCAGGAAAAGTGTGGACCACTCAGGGTAATCCTGACGAAGTAATACGCCCGTTCCCCGCTTTAAACATGAACACGATGACGTTTGAACAGACGCAAGAGATGGAGCGTATGGTTCAAATGGGTACAGGAGCACTGGATGTTGCGTCGGCTATTAAAAACCAGTCAAGCAGTGGCGCTAATAGCATGTCTAGCAATAGTATGCTCATGGGCGCTTTTGTTAAGCGCAGTAAACGCTCTATCGCAAACATTAGCAGGAATTTTATTGGCGTACTCCTTCAGAAAGTTATCTGGCGATACATGCAATTCGATCCTGTACGCTATCCCCAGGACTTTAACATCAAGCTTAAGCCTACCCTTGGGATTGTGGCGCGCGAAGTAGAAGCCGGGCAGATGACCCAGCTAATGGGAATGATGCCGGAAGAATACCATCAAGTACAGCTTATGCTGGCGCAGGGCATCATCGAACACACAGCGCTCAGCAATAAAGCAGCAATGCTTAAAGCAATTGACGCTGTGCTCAATCCCGATCCTAAACAAGTGGCTGAGCAGCAGCAGAAGCAGCAGCAGATGGAACAACTACAGATGCAGGGGCTGCAAGAACAGATTGCCGCACTACAGCTGGGCAACCAAAAGATACAGGCGGAAATCAAGAACATTTTGGCTCAGGCAGTAATGAGGGCGCATGAGGGAGACGTCAAACAAGCACAAGTCCAACAGGACTGGCTCAAGATTCAGCAATCTCAGCAAGAGGCCCAGACCTACGCCGAGCAAAACCAGATTGCGGCTGCTCGGCTTCCTATTGAGTGGCTTACAGCCCAAGCCAAAATGATCCAGGCAAAGGCCCAAGAACACGCGGCGCATAATCCGCCTCCCAGAGCAAACAGCAAGTAGTGCACCTTTAAACGCACATTATAGCCGTTATGCTCGACTAATGTACCTTATATGACACATTACGAAACACTACTCGAATACCTTAAACACAAAGTTGACGACAAAGATTGGCACGCCGTGTGGGACGTGGCAATCGATTTAAAACTACTGGAAGCGTTAGGAGAGGACCGCTATGGACTTGAATCAGATAAACGCGCTGCCAAACACAGCGAAAGAAAAGTACATGACGCTGGAGCGTCTGTTCGAGACGCCGGGGTACAAGTACCTGGTGGAGTGGGCAAAGGGGAACGTACAGGAGGCTATTCAACGTGCCCTTAACGCTCCGTCCTGGGAAAGCTTTTGCTTTGCTAGAGGACAGCAGTTGGCGTTTGAGAATTTTACGAAGTTAGAAGAAATTACCGAAGCTGAATTTAGCATGATAGCTAACGATATCATGGAACAAAAGGCAGCAGAGGAAGAATTGGAAAGGTCTGGATTGGATGAGTAAATTACTCCTGTTCGACTTTTCCTGCACAAAGTGCGGCTTAGTGTTTGAGGAACTAGCTAAACCAGCTAACTACTGGAGCAAGTGTCCTGATTGCGAAGCGAATGCACGGCGTGAAATCAGCCCTGTCAGAATAGATCATAGCCGCATGGCTATTAGTGAGTCCGCCTCTCCGGGGTCCATTGACTACTTTGATCGGGTCCATCAACAGAGAAAGGTAATCGAAGAAAAGAGCATGCAGAACCATGGAGACTATGGCAAAGCTGCTGGCTCTGATTAGTTTCGCCCTGACTCGCCTCAATTAGCTAAGCGCCATTTTGGCGACGCTAGGAGTACCTAATGGCTAGATTTGTTGACACTCCCCTGGAAGCTGGTGACCCTAATAAGGCAATCACTGCGCTTAACGCGTCCATCACCGAGTCCGGTGAAACGCAGACTCGACAGACACAGACGACTACACAACGAACTGAGACGGAACCTCGCTTTGCGGGTAAGTCCACTGAGGAAATTGTGCAGATGTATAAAAATCTGGAAAGTCACAGTGGTCGGCTTGCCTCCCAATTGGGAGAGAATAAAGCAATGCTGAACCAGTTGATTCTGGGAAAGAGGACCGACGATCTCAGGCAGAACGGAGGCAACACAACTCCAGTGGAGATAAAGCCTACTGATCTGCTTGCAAACCCCACCGAAGCTATTGATCGCTACCTGCGCGCAAGAGAGGAACCAATGGTTTCTCAGTTGCAGCAACGTTTGAATCAACTTGAAGCCCAACTGGGACAAACTACTTTTGTCAGTAAGCATAAGGATGCTGACGCTGTTACCGCAGACCCGGCTTTTGCCGCCTGGGTGCAGCAGACGCCTCTTAGAATGCGATTGGCAGCGGAAGCTGCGCAGAACAACTATTACAGTGCTGATCTACTCTTAACCGAGTGGAATAGCTCACAGTCTGCTGGAAACAACACCGTATCGAACGCGCAAGCACGCGCGCAAGAGCTAGCCAAGGGCATCCGCCTGGAAGGTAGCAATACGGGGACTGAATCCGGTGTAGGCCGTAATAGCTCTACGCGTAACTTTAAACGTGCTGATTTGATTGCCTTACGGCAATCAGACCCGGACAAGTACGAGTCTCCTGCGTTTCAGCGCGAAATTGTTCGAGCGTATCAAGAAGGCCGGGTAGTCGATTAATTACAATAATAGTTTGATTTTAAGGAAACAACAATAACATGGCTACGGCTCTCGTTCTTAGCAATGATATTGCAACAAGCCTTACTGGTGGTCCTGGTAGTCCTAACGACGTCCATGCCGCTAATTTCGTTCCAGCCCTCTGGAGCGATGAGGTAAACCCGCAGGGTTAACTGCCTCAAAATTTCGCTATATGCTGGAAACTTCTAAAGTCCTTT